CACGTGGCGATATTCGAGAAGAAAAGCTCACTGCTATTAGCTTTATAACCCGTACACCTTGTGTCCTGTATAATAATCATCACTACTATCGGACAAGCATCAGCAGTGACATTGCTGTTTACGTTGAAGGCCACCCGCCAAAACACTTCAGGGAGATAACATGAAAATTACTAAAGACCAGATTGTGGTTGAACGTCAGGCATTACTCGACGTGGTGCGGGCACTTGACCTGGGGGTTACTATGGGTAATCGTTTGCCTGCTGCAATGGACTCACTCCGCGAGCCTTTCTTCACTGACGAGATGAGTAGCGGCAAAGCTCGCACTGACAACAGCATGAACTCTTATAAAGGAAAAGCTACATGATTGCTAACTTAAAGGGTATTGAGATGGCATGCCCGGATAACACCGCTCACATTATCTATGACAAGGCACTGTGGGTACGCCAAGATAAGACCGACCAGTTTAAGCTAGTACCGGGTGTAGTCCACATCCCGCCGCCGATGATTATACTTCTGGATCGGCATTCCTTCAAGATTGATAGGGTGCCTGACACTGAAGAACTCATTAGCTATGATGGCGAGATATATGAGTTCGTCCGTATGTCTCCCAAGGGTGAATACCTTTATGGCATGATCAGCGAGCCCACAGCGATAGAGGATTTGGTATGTTCTTAACGTCTGATCAGGTTAACTACATCGGCCGGATGTCTGATTTAACTGCAACAGCTGAGGGTCGCAAGATATACGCTATCCTTAAAACCCCCACGCCGGCTAAGTTTAAGATAACCGACGATATGGTGGAAGCGGCTGTCCTATCATTCTATGATGGGGCGAAAGCTGAAGGCCGACCGCAACCCACTGAAGAAGAGTCACCCAGGGAGTGGGCTAAGGTACGTAGGACGGTCCGTAAAGCTTTAACTGCTGCTGCTCGTGCGATATGATATACCACATAGAGTTTCGCATTAGTCCAGAGGCTGACCCCTTCTTCACTTTAACTTACACCGACGCCCGACTGGCTGATGAAGCTTATCAGGCTTTTAAGCGGCGCGGCTTTAATCTACGTCGACTAACTGTAGTGTCCCATTATGACCTGCAACTGGAAGACGCCATTAGTCACTTAAACACCGCTGTGAGAAGGGTGCACCAGCTATGATCCAATGGGAAGATAAATGGCATAGTGAGGATGTACCCGAAGTCGGGAGCTATATAGAGTTCGAAGGTTACATCGACGGTGACCTTTGTAGTCCGCCCGCAACACACCGGGGCTTTGTAACTTCGAATACGTACCCCGTCTTTGTGGTGATACCGCCCGTAGCTAACTTCATGTCCGTCACTCGTTGGCGGCGCAGTATTGTAGGAGACACCGAATGACTAACGTTCTTGTTCTAACACCGGGACAACCCAACCCTCACACCTTCCAGGATCAATGTGACGCACTTGCTATCCACGCGAACCTGATCGGTCGCCGGTATAGTCGGATTATTATAATGGGTAAGCTGCCCAGTGATATGGTGATGCTGAACCTCCGGACTTATCTTTATCCAGGTGGTACTATTTGTCTTGTGCCTCTTGACGGATCCCCATCACGGGAGATTGTCACATGAGAGGTGGATGGAAAGCAACTCAGTCCTACACACCCATCGGTGTTGACCATCGTACAGGAGTAGTGACTGTGGATAGTCTCCTTTCTCAGCGCCTGATCACTAGGGCTCAGCATAAAGCAGCAGGCACCTGTTACGATGCCCGGGTAACATCGACTAGGGAGCTGTGGGTTAACACTGAGAGCGGCAGACGACAGCTAATCGACAGAGCTGGTAAAGTTGTAATGGACTACAAGAGATAATCCTTGCTACTGCTGGTTAACTAAGCGTTGCGGGCGAACCATTAAAAAGATATGGTATACCTATCAACAATGATTGGAAATTTACCATGTCTGATATAATCGCCCGCATCAAAAATCTCATGGACCTTGCGGGTAACAACACATCCGAAGAGGAAGCGGCAAACGCCATGACGCTTGCGCGGAAGTTGATGCTCAAGCACAACCTCAGTGAGAACGACTTAGCTGAGTCCGAAAACCGCAACTTTGCCTCCTTCGGTGAATTGAAGTCTTTTGATAAAGATTACATCCGCATCCTATTTAAGGCAGTGGGTGAAATGACTTCCACTTCCTTTGTTATGTATAATAACGACAGCTATAAGATTGTCGGCCGCCCCATTAACCAAGCAGTTGCTGATGAGCTATTAGCTTGGCTCATTGTCCAGGTTGAAAAGCTCTACAAAATCCATCTGCCAAAGGGTATGAGCAAGCAGGAACGGGCTAAGTATCGTAAAGACTTCAAACGTCTCTGTTCCTTTCGTATCTTTCAGCGCGCTAACGAATTAGTGTCGGTCAGCAACAGCAGCGACGGCACCGCACTGATCGTCTTGGAAAATCAACTTGTAGCTGAAGTTAAAGAGCTATTCAAGGAACAAGGCATCGGCGCAAAGAAATCTCGCATTAAGCTTGACCGCAGTTCCCGCGGCGGCCGTGAAGGTTACAATGCAGGTGCTGGCGCTGCACTACATCGGGAGGTTACATAATGAGCTACTCCATTCTCCTCCAGGTTAGTCCAGTTACATCAAAGCCATACTTCATCATGCTGACTGACCCTGTTACAGCTCAGGTGCACTTGATGGATGGGCCCTTTGCTACAAATGAAGAAGCGAAGAGTCGGGTTGATGCTCTTCGCAATGGCACTCAAATGCCTACGAGTTGACACGGAATGGCGCCATTGTTATAAATGGCGTATCTTACAGCAAAGGTTCTCACCATGACTGATAAACCCACCCGAGAGGAAATGCGGGAGACGCTTTCCGAAGACCCAATCGAAAGTCTCCAATCTACATATCTTGAATACATGCATCCCGACGAGGAAGACACATCCGGCTTTGAGCCTTCCGATCTAGCTACTGCCGAACTCATAGAAGCTGTCCTCGACCTAATGGAAGAAGCGGGTGACCTAAAAGCTGATTACACCTTCACATTACCCGAGCTTGCACGTGAATTGGGCATAAACCCAAAAGTTGCTCGTGACAAAATGCGACGGGCCATTCTCAAGAGTGCTAATGTACCCAGCACCATTGAAGCTTCTAAGGGCTGGACATTCAAATCATCAGATCGACCCATTGTGGCTAACCTGATTAAACTCACCACCAAGCAATAAGGACATGGCCATGAAGAGCTACAAGACTATCACGACTACAGGAACACCCGAAGGCATTGTGGAGGGCGCTGTTTCTGAACTACTTTCATTGGGCGAAGAGCTCGAGGACTGGAAGTCAGGCATGGAAGGTACTGCATTGGAGAACACTGAGAAGTACTCCACACTTGATGATGCAGCTAGTCAGCTACAGTGTGTGGAAACGCCGGAGTTTGATTGGCCCCATGCGGATACTCAGATCACCTACTACTATTCTACACCCAAACGGAAGAAGCGCGCACCGAGTCGGCAAGTTCGATTGGGTAACGCCGTCCAAGCTATTCAATCGGTGATCGACTTCTACAGTGGCTTTGACTCTTTGCCCGAAGAATTTGACTTAGCTGAATTAGAAGCGCTGGTCTTAGAAATTGAGATACCGGGTATGTATGGATGATAAGTTACTGCTACTTCTCACCATCCACAGGGTTTCTCGCCAACACCTGTCACCAGACGGAATTAGGTGCTGCTGTTAATGCAATCTTCGTCATAAGTGAAGGTTCCGTCCAACCCGTACCAGAAGCGGGTATAAGCGGGGTACTCTCCACACTACGTTACCTCTCTCGGGGTACAGGTGCTATCTATCCCGTTTCAATCAACCGACTACCACCCAGCTAAAAGGAACTAGCTATGAACTTTCTACACCTCGCAACCCGACGACTCTACCGCTTTAATGACCTGGCTGTAAATGAGACTGACAACACCCCAATGGTGACCTACTCCGGTCTCTACTCTGACACAGTGTGGGTACGCCCCGCTGCCGAGTTCTTCGACGGCCGCTTTGAACCTTGGCATGGCCAGGAAGACGACACTACTGAAGAGGAGGTTACAGTTGAAACCTTTGCAGAAGATGTACCTGTGGGTATTACAGCTGACAATAAGCCTCTCTTTATGCGTCGCCGCCACGACACTCTTCAGGAGGACCCCAATCCCCAGATGGATACAAGCCTGTATAACCGTAATGAGCCCTCTGCCCGTTACGACCAACCTGACGCATCCGACGCAACCGCAACCCTAAAGGGGAAATAACACTATGACGACTTTAGCCACTAGTTCTAACCAGCCCGTCAAGCTGCTACTACCCGACAGCAACGATCTTAGTGAAGTAACGCTTATTGACTGGATGGGTAATGACAAAGCTATCTGCGATGCGGCAAGTATCTCCTATAGCGCTAACTCATCCGGTCGCCAAAGTACTGATCGTGACCTGATCCGCTACCTGATGCGTCACTGGCACACTACGCCCTTTGAGATGGTTGAATTTAAGTTCTATCTCAAGATGCCTATCTTCACCGCTCGTCAGTGGATCCGCCACCGGACCGCCAGCATCAACGAGCTTTCCGGCCGCTACTCGAAAATGCCCGAGGAGTTCTACATTCCGGCTGAGTTTCAGTTTCAGTCTGTGGCTAACAAGCAGGGAAGCGGCGGACCCATCCCATCTCTTCAGAATATCGCAGTTCGCACTGCAGTAAACTCGATAAGTGAAGATGCCTTTGACGAATACCACGACATGGTCGCCGACCCCCAGGATGGCGGCTTCGGTATCTCGAAGGAACAGGCACGTATGCACTTGCCGCTGAGCACGTTTACTGAGATGGTGTGGAAGATCGACCTTCATAACCTCATGCACTTCTGCCGTCTTCGAACTGACTCGCATGCTCAGGAAGAAATTCGACGTCCGGCAGCTGCTATTGCTAGGGCAATCTACATGGTCTGCCCCCTTGCGTATGAGGCATGGGTGGACTATCAGCGCGATGCCCGGTCAATGAGCCGTATGGAAATGACTCTCCTTAATCACTTTATTGGGCTTCAAGATGAAAACGAAGTAATAGCCCAAATTGATGCGTGGGCTCTTGCAAACAATATCGGCAAACGTGAAAAGGCCGAGGCAAGAAAGAAACTCCTAACAGTTTCATAAGCGTTGTGCGTTGGTTGTTTCTGTCATATAGTGATACTACGTTAACTCACAACGATGGAGACAACCAATGAACGACCGAACTCATGTGGACATAACCAACCTGATCAGAACTATTCAGTCAGGTACTTATCGTCGCCTCCCCGCTAAATACTATTGCCTTGATTGCGAAAAGCCCGCTGAGAGCTATATGCTTAACCGCGATGTATGGCTTGCAGCGATGAAGCCCGACGAAGGTCTTTGCTGTATCTCTTGCTTTGAGAAACGTCTTGGCCGCGACCTTCACTATACTGATTTTCGCCCTTCACCCAATAACCTCGCGATCTTTCGCGGCATGTTGATGGGGGCTTAATGATGGTACTGTCTGAGCTTATTCAACACCTCAAAGAAATGCAGCAAGAAGCGGGTGAAGACCATGACCCTGAGGTTCGTCTTGCAATACAACCCAACTGGCCCTTTGAGTGTCACCTTCAAAACATCAAATTAGTCCACACCGAAGCCAAGACTATCAATGACCTTGAAGCTACACTTGAGTATGAAGAGCTTACTCCCGAAGATCGTGAGCACCTAGTAGCTGAGGTGAAGTCACTTCGTGAAACTAATCTGCCCATCATCTACCTTGCTCAGGGTAGTCAGATCGGCTATGCAACTGTTGATCTGTGGGAGTAGTGAACCGTCTCAGCAATTGACATTCCGAACGCGATTGTATAAGATGTAAGTAGTCGGGAATGATCCTGACAATGTGAGTGGTTAAGGCGATCTGTTTATTCAGGTCGTCTTTTCTTTTCGGCGTTTCATCTGGCGCGATATAACGATGCCTGGGCAATGTCCCGTATTTTAACGCATAACGACGCAAAAAACTCTCCGGGGGTTATTTCTGGGCGATCTCACACGATCTTAAACACATATCGACGCAATGTCATATGTCCTGACGCAATGACGCGATGCCTTGGCAGTGGGGTGATGTTGTCGCGCATTATGATGCATCAACGAAAGGACGCATCCACAGGACGATAAGATACGCACCAAAAAGCCGCCATATAGGTTCAACACATGGCGGCTAATTGCTGTAGCTTACTTATGTTTTTCAATCATCTCCCGGAGGCCGGCTATTGCAGCTTCTTTGATACTGCCCGTCGGGTCATAGGTATCCTTACCACTTGTTAGCACTTCCAGCATTGTTCCCACCATCTGGTGAGCGACCAACGTTGTAAAGGCCATAACATTTAGCGGCATGACTACCGATGCATGGGCATGGACCTTCTCAACTTCTGTAAAGCACTGGTCAGCGGCCTTCTTCGTCATATCATTAACAAAGTTATTTGAGTCTTCTTTTGTTAGCACGGGACTTCCTTTTCTTTTTCTCGGGTATTGCACCCTGCTTGGTGATTGTGGATAAGTGCCGAAGAACCTTAACCTGATCCTGCTTATACTGGAATAGGAAGATACGAATAGCCATCTCGTAAGAGGGGATAAACGTGTAGTCACCCAATAGTGCGGGCAAATCCTCTTCACCGTATAATGTCCGGTCGGGGTACCGCAGCTCGAACTTATGGATAGCTTTCCCGTGCATATACAGGAGCAGCTTTTTCTCGAGTGCTGTGGATCCGTAATCGCATAAGGCGGGTAAGGGCTTTCGGGTATGCCTTACGGGCGGAAGCCTTGGCTTTTTACGCCTGCTCATTTAAGCGCGCTCCGAACGGCGTCGACTTCATCATCCGGCCAGCACCACCCCGCGTCGGGCTTGTCAACTTTACCCCGAAGCTTTTTACGAGCATCCCGAGGTTCTATGCCGATCTCAGCACATAGCTCAGCTAGTGTCGTTAGTCCAGCACGTGAGGCCTTAACGGCGCCGCGGGGTTGGTTTTTCTTGGGCACCCGCGTTTTATTTTCAGGCTCCTCAGCTTTATTAAGGATGGCTTCACGACCACCCGCACGAAGCAAGTCATTGAGCTCGGGCTGAACCGGGCGCCATTCATTTTCGCTATGATCTTCATTGAGTAGACCATGGACGTCACCGCCAAGCTTAAACATCATCCCCCCATCTTCAGTTGTATACCAACCTAGATCATCAGGACCCTCATAGTCACGATCATTGATTGCAACGTCCAGAGATATCTTAGCAGCCCATCGCTGACATAAGCAGAAAACGCACATATGGCCGAAGTCCGCACCCCACTTAATGTAGATGTTAATCGTTGGCGGACGACTAGGTGAGGATGGGTAGGGGTTATTACCCTGCGCAGTTGTTCGCTTTGCCGCGTGTTTGCGTTTCTTAGCCATTGGCTTGAACCTTTCGGGTTTGTTATATTCCATGTATATCAACGATCTAATGCCCTCGCAACGCCAACTTGACCAGTGGCAGGGTGGTGACCGCCATTACTGATGATGGACACCTTTATTGTTTAATATCAACGTCTTGGGGGTGGTGACTGATTGGATACGAGGCGGGTTGACATGATGTGGCAAAGTAGTCATATTGGCGGCATGGCATCAAACATCATCATCAAGACCTCCGAGGTCAAACGTCTTTCCGGCTTACAATGCTCTGCTGAAGAGATCGCACATTACTTTGGGATAACCATCGCTAAGTGGCGACAGGTACTAAAAGACGACGATGTAGTTCGAGAAGCCTTTGAGCATGGTCAAGCCGGTGGGAAAATCTCACTTCGTCGCAAGCAGTTCTTACTTGCTAGTGACAACGCTGCTATGGCAATTCATCTTGGCAAGCAGTACCTTGGTCAAGTAGACAAGTCAAAGCTGGAAGTGAGCGGCCCCAACGGTGGTCCTGTGGAAACCTTTGATTATAGTAAGTTGTCAGATGAAGACCGTAAAGCGCTCCGAAAAACCCTCACAAAAGCAGTCCGCTGATCCTAGCAAGGCTCTATGGGAACTGGACAAGTATGAGTCCGAGGGTAGCCTAAAGGGCTTCATCAATGCAGCGTGGCACGTTATCGAGCCGGGAAGACCTTTCAGTGATGGTTGGCATATTGACGCCGTATGTGATCACCTCGAGGCTGTAACAGACGGTCAGATCGACCGACTACTTATCAACATCCCACCGGGCTTTATGAAGTCGCTGACCTGCAATGTCCTGTGGCCAGCTTGGGAGTGGGGGCCAAAGAACTTGCCTCATACTCGATACGTTTCCGGTGCCTACTCAGAAAACCTAACACTTCGGGATAATCGGCGTACCCGACTGCTTATTCGTGACCCTTGGTACCAGTCTCTTTGGGGTGATCGCTTCCACGTCATGCCCGATCAGGATAGTAAGGCCAAGTTTGAGAATAACCATAAGGGCTTTAAGATGGCTACATCCGTTCGGGGTGTTGGTACTGGTGAGCGCGGTGACCGTGTTATTGTGGATGACCCTCACAACGTAAAGGATGGTGAGTCGGATGCCTATCGTGAAGAAGCGGTCTTGTGGTTTACTGAGACTTTACCCACACGTATGAACGATCCGGAGAAGTCCGCCATTGTTGTTATTATGCAGCGTGTCCACGAAAATGACGTCTCCGGCCATATCATTGCTAATGACCTTGGCTACACTCACCTATGCTTACCGATGGAATATGAGGCAGAACGGAAGTGCCACACCCTCATCGGTTTTGAAGACCCTCGTCGCGAGGATGGTGAGTTACTGTGGCCTGATCGCTTTACCCACCGGGTTCTTGCTCGTGATAAAAAGGTTATGGGTGAGTATGCCACTGCCGGTCAGTTTCAGCAGCGACCCACTCCACGTGGTGGTGGTATGTTCCAGCGTGATTGGTTTAAGGATCGCCGCGTTACCCACGCTCCTCCGGGCGGTAAGGTTATTCGCGCATGGGACCTTGCAGCAACTGAAGCAGCTAAAGCTCGATCCGGTACAGCATACACGGTGGGCCTGAAGATGAAGATGGTTAATGATAACTACTACATCATGGACGTGAAGCGCGGCCGCTGGGGTGAGCTAGAAGTTGACACAGAAGTAAAGGGCTGTGCCAAGGAAGACGGCTATGGCGTTCGCGTGTCACTTCCACAAGATCCCGGTCAAGCGGGTAAAGTTCAGGCCAAACGTTTTATCAAATTGCTTAAGGGCTTTGACGTTCACACGTCTATCGAGTCCGGTAGTAAAGAAGTTCGCGCCACCGGTCTTAGTGCGCAGGCTGAAGGCGGCAACGTCTACATTGTGTCGGGTACATGGAACGAAGCCTTTCTTAATGAGCTTTGTTCTTTCCCCATGTCAAAAATCAAGGACCAAGTCGATGCAGCATCCCGAGCGTTCGGTGAACTGTTAGGCTTAGTCGGAAGCACCAACGACTCTGCTGCGCCAGAATTAGTTGAACCAGAGGAAGAAAACAATGAGTATTTTGAACCAACTGTTTAGCAAGAAGGGCTCAGCTACAAAGCCTGATACCAGTGAAAAGGGCTTCGCTGGTACTCAAGTAGTCGGGGGTTATATTGTTGACGACGAGAAAGACCCCACCCTTTCGGGTAACCAGAAGTTCACGACCTACTCAAATGTGCTTCTTAATACCTCCACCGTTTCTGCATCAGTTCGCTATTACTTAAACCTTATCACTAAGGCGGGTTGGCGTTTTACACCATCTGAAGATGACAAAGATAAGTACTATGCTGAAATGGTTGAAGAGATACTTGGCGACATGTTAACACCTTGGCACCGTGTTACTCGTCGGGCAGCGATGTATCGCTTCTATGGTTATAGCGTACATGAGTGGACCGCAAAGGTTCGGCCGGATGGTGTGATTGGCTTCAAAGACATCTCCGCTCGCCCTCAGAAAACCATCGAGCGCTGGGAAGTTGATGAGAAGGGCCGAGTTCAAGGCGTCTATCAGCGTAACCCCAATACTGGTGAAGAGGTCTTCATTCCTCGCTGGAAGATGATGTATGTGATAGACGACTCCATCAACGACTCACCTGAGGGTGTGGGTCTGTTCCGTCACCTGGTTTACCCAACACGTCGACTTATGCGATATGAGCAGCTTGAGGGTTATGGCTTTGAAAGCGACCTTCGTGGTGTTCCACTAGCTCGGGCGCCTCTGGCTGAATTAAATAAGAAGCTCGAAGACGGCGAGATTGACCAGGCTCAATACTCTGCTTACCTCAAGCCGATCAAAGACTTTCTAAAGGCCCACGTTAAATCCCCTCGCTTGGGTATGATGCTCGACAGTGCACCTTGGTCTACACGTGACGAGGCGGGAACGCCCAGCACATTATACCAGTGGTCCATTGAGCTGCTTCGTGGTTCACCCACGTCACTCCTTGAGAATGCCGGCGCAATTGAACGCATTAACCTTGAGATGGCTCGCATCATGGGTACTGAGCACCTATTGATCGGTGGTGATGGTAAAGGCTCCATGGCGTTATCCACAGATAAGAGTCATAACTTCGCATTGATTGTGGAGTCCTCACTTAAGGAAGTGGGTGAGACAACCGCAAAGGACATTGTGGATAAGCTATTCGAGATGAATAACTGGGACCCGAAGTTCAAACCCGAAGTTGAGCCCGAGCCCATTCGTTTCCGTAGTCCTGAGCAAATCACCTCAGCTATCCTTGATCTTGCCCGCTCTGGTGCTGTTATTACACCGGAAGACCCCATCGTTGATGCACTCCGTGACGTGTTGAACTTACCGCGGACTACCCAAGAGACCCTAGCCACCGGCCTTGACGACACCGAAGAAGGTGCGTCAGATACTGAGGACGGCGGCCGCGGCACCGACGACAAGCCCGACAGCGATAGCCTCGATGGAGTGCTGGATAATATTAAAGAAGATATGGAGGACAAATAATATGGGTACTGTAACTATCGGCGCTAACACGCATGAAGTTTACTCAGACTTAGCTACCGCTCAAATCTACTTGGGTGCCCACCTTGCTGCAGAAACTTGGGCAGATGGTGACGACCAGTTCCAGTCTAAGGTGCTGGTCATGAGTACCCGACTCTTCGCAAGCCTTAAATGGCGAGGTACTCCAACAGTGGGTAACCCTGAAGGTGTTGTCTGGCCCCGTGATGCAACAGGTGTATCAGACGACGGTACAACACCTCAGCAAATCCTTAATGGCTTTTGGGAGCTTGCCGCACTTATTGCTGAAGACCCCTCACTGCCGAACACTGCCTCTTCAGGTTCAAACGTTCAACGAGCTAAAGGTGGTGAAGCTGAAGTGTGGTTCTTCCGCTCAACTCTTGACGGCGCACCCCGCTTACCGCTGATCGTTAATGACTGGATTAAGGCTTACATACGCGGGGAGAATGGTGTATTCGCTGAAGCGTTCGGTACTGTGGATAACTACGTTTCCGTATTCGATAACCCACCTGAACGCTCGG